GCAATTGGTCGCCCACGAATAAATCAGTCTTCGGCTTTTACACAATTCCCAAGTGAACAGATCGCCGCACAAAACAAATCTTACTTTTATGCTCCACATGTTTACATCAATATTCATTTTATGGGTATTGCAGATTTAGAATATGGCAACGTTGCATTATCGTTTATGATGACCTTCGATAAGAAAAAAGTAGGAAATTTAGAATCAACTATGGGCGTTTTGTCGGAATCTCATGCCGCAATGTGTGCGCTTGCAATGTCAAACGGGCACATGGTAAGCATTGATGCATTGGAAGGAAACGTATTCCCAATGTGGCGATATGGTGGAATGAGACCTGAAACAATGATTACACCAACGGCCGCTAACTCCTTTTTCCTTGATATTAGTTCAAGAGATGAAGAAGAGATGGTTACATCAGCTGCAATTAGACAAACAATAACTGATGCACGACAAATGAACACATTTGATGGTGCATTGGGTCCAAGACGACCTGATTGGTTGCGAGAATTCCTCAACGGTGGATATGTAGCAGGTGCGATCAGACCAAATCCAATTCCATTACGATATGCCGATAACGGAAATACAAGGATGTTTTGAAAATGACTGAAACCCCAATTGAAGAAAAGAAAACGCCAACTACTAAATTCGCCGAATGGCTAATGGCACGAGCTGAAAAGAAAGAAGCAAAAGAAACATCTTTGGAATCATTGATGAAGTTCAACGTCTTTCTTTCAATTGCTACATTGGTCTCGGTTGCTGGAGCAACTGTTGCAGACTATGTTCTAATGGCTTGGCTCTGGATTTAATTCACCTGTGTGTCTCTCTGGTGAATCCTAGACCAGTCGGATCGTCGCATGGACGACGACGTATGGAATTAAGGCAACAACATTTGATGCACATTCCATTCCATCGATTGATTTGCAACTGCATTAAACATCGAGATTTTAATCTTCTTGTTTCAAGCTGACAACCTTGACACTTGTAGATCGCATTCATTCTTCTTCTTCCCGTAATGTGTGAGCAACAGAAATACATGCTTCACAAACAATGCAAGTTCCACAAACACAATCCCACAAAGTCAAGAACTTGTGCATTTCTTGGAGAGTTGCATTGTTTGTGTCTACAATTTTCAGTTTTTCTTCGATATACCAGCTCATTCAAATTCCTCCAGTGTCATTTGTTTCTTAGCGTGATTGTTAGCAAGTGTCATCACTTCATCAGAAGTTAAATCATTAGTATCGAGATCTCCAATGTACGACGCAAGATAAAGCGCGCATTGAGCCCATCGAGTTCGTGCTCTAATTTCTTTACCTAAGGATAAATTGTCTCGATAAGCACGAAGGCTAATTCTAATCCATTGGCTAAAATTATCCATGTTGTCAGCTATAGCTGCAGTATCTGGAGTAAGAGAGATTGTCTTTTGTACTTTCATTCATCATTCCTCCGAGTCATTTAGTGGTTCAATGATGCAAGTTCGGCAATAGGACATTCCCGCATACATGCCATTCATAATAGTGTATAGGGAGGATCTTGTAGACCCACATCCACCACAACAACGGATGAATACCATTTCGTTCTCAAGTGCGTGCTTCAATGTTAGATGGTTATTCGCCATGTTTTATCCTATGCACCACTGGTATATAACGGTACGTACCTACTTAGATCTAAAATTTTGAAAAACCTTTGGTGAATATCTTAATATGGGGGGTACTTACCCATTGGGGTGGTGGTCGGGGAGAATGGTGGCGTGCTTTTGGGCGGCTTCGCCGCGAAGATGGGACTGCAAGTTCTGAAAGGCACGTTAATAAGCCTCATTCAGTTAGTAAGTGTTGGAGGAAGCACAGAAAAACGTTCCGTCATGATTTAACGTCTGATAATTCTGTGCGACCTCCACCCCAAAAAAGAGATGATTTATTATGGCAAAAGGCGCAAACGATTTAATTTTGAGAGACAGACTACAGTTTGACATTACAAATGTTGGACAAACTTCACTTGTATATGGTCGAATAGATCTATCAGATTATGTTTCTATTCCTGAAGCTCGGGGACTTGCAATCAAAGAGATTCGATTTCAACTCAGAACTCGCAATGTTGGAGACAACGGCGTATGGCCTGACTTCATGGGGCCTGAATTAATCCCATCAATGACCCCTGACCAAACCTACAAATCAAGCGTTAAACTGTTTGCAACTACAACCGCGTATGAGTCTGTTGTTGATGTGGGTGTTGCATCCCCTAACGTAATCTGTGTTTTTGACAAACAATCACTTTTCGTTCGTGACACAACTGCAGGTTTGGCAGTAGTTAACACATACGAACATATGTTTGGAACTCCCGATCTACATCCTGAAGGTTATGATGTTGTAACAGATTTGCTTATTGGAATTGCATGTAGTGGGCTCAGTAATGAAGCACTTGCAGATACGACCGCAGAAGTTGATGTGATGATTATTGCAGAACCTAAGAAGATTACTTCCAAGGACCTAACCCAAATGCTCAGCCAAGCGCAAGACGTTTGAGGTGAGTTAGTTGGGGCGTAAACGAACCAAAGAGGAGGCACTCGAGCGTCTTATGGATGTTCCAGATGTACCCGGGCTGAAAGGTAAGGTTGCTGCTGTTAATCGTTTTGCTCGACTTGGTGCAGCTGGACTTATCATGCTTGATCCACTAAACCGATTGGCTGATGACTTCATTACAATACCAATGCCAATGATTGCTATACCAGCACATGAATCTCATCTGCTTAGTAGATCTCCTTCGATGCAGATATACATTAGGGCAGGTGAAACAATTGTTCCTACTGGCGGCAATGTAGAGGACTTTGAGCAAGGTGTTGCTGAAACACAGGCTCTTGAGGCTGTGAGCGAAGCACCCAAGCGTAAAAAGAAGACTACAGCCTATCAACGCAAGTACAAGAAGGCATTCGCTAAGGTTAAGCCTAAGCATATGAATAAGAATGGAAAGTGGAAGAAAGGCGGATTCAAAGCCGCAGTCAAAGCAGCCCATAGGATGTGTAAGTGATGCCGTTAAGTATTGTTAAGGAAACAATTGAACTCGATGATATTCTATTAGATGCTGACGGAAATGCTTTCCTACAAAAGAGAATTAATCTCCAAGAAGGCTACCGTCATAATCTGATTCAAGTGGATGTGTTTGAAGACGCATACCCATTCATTCGAGGAGCAATAACTGATGAGCAACCAAACTTTGAGATCGTAATATCTCCCTACCCTCAAATTCCCACAAGTATGTTGTTTAATCCAAATCCATTAGCACTTCAAACTCGAAGATATGTTTCGGCTGGAGATGATTCGATTTTGTTTAAAGCAATTGGTCGCCCACGAATAAATCAGTCTTCGGCTTTTACACAATTCCCAAGTGAACAGATCGCCGCACAAAACAAATCTTACTTTTATGCTCCACATGTTTACATCAATATTCATTTTATGGGTA